GATTGAACAAATTCAGTTGCAAAAGTTCTAGAAACTTCTCTAATTTGAAATTCGTATTTCATTTTATAGTTCTAAATCTTGCGCCTCAGTATATAGTGATCGCATCGTATTCTTCAATCGGTCCTTACTCAGTGTAACGTCCAGTTGATCAATGTATTTCTCTAGTAGCGTCATCGTGTCTTCGGTATTCTCCACAATATCATCTGATACATTGTCAGCATCCAATTCTGAGAAGTCCTCAATAATCTTGACTTCCAATGCGTCAGCCTGTAGCAACCTGTCTGTGAACTTGTCGAACTGATACAAGTCCTTCTTGTTCACTACGATTAGTTTTACAAACTTATCTTTATACTTAGATACGTCTTCTTTGACATAATCTGTTGTAGTATCATCATAGAAAATCTTTTCGTGAAGAGTATAAGGATTAATGATACGTTCTAGTTCTCGTGTCGCTGTGTCAAAGATATGAAAACCTTTTGGATCATTGTGATCGCTCCAAGTAATCTCGTATGGAGTACCCAGATAATATATCTGTCCATCATCGGATTTATGATGAAAGTGTCCACTAAAGCATAGATCAAACCTACGAAACAATTCTTTATCATAAGAACCTTCTGCCATATAACCTTTATGCATCTCAAAACCATTTACTTCTAAGTGACCCATCAGAATTTGTGCTGGGGAAGTCTTCAATGCTGTCATTGCAAGTTCATAGTTTCCACTATTAATCCACGGCATGAATTGAATTGGTATACCATCAAATTCCACAACCTCTGGGCCAGCGTATATATTACACCTGTCAGAACCTACAAGTTCTTCCATTGAGTTGACTTCATTGGTGTTCTTATAGAATGTATCATGGTTACCAATGATAAGATGAAGATCAATTCCAAGCTCAGAAAATCGGTTGATGAACCTCTTTCTAAAATCACTGGCAGTTTTAAAGCTAATGAACTTCCTACGATCTGTAACATCACCCATATGAACACAGGCAGTAATCCCTCTCTCAATTAGAGTGGGAAAAAATACATCATCATAGAATTTATAGAAATAATCATTAAAATTTGAATTATCATTTCTGGCACCAAAATGAGTGTCAGTTATAATTGCAATCTTCAACGCTCATCACCAAGCACCGCTACACTATCGATATCATCTTCCATAAAATTTTCTAGTCCCTTTTTACTTTTTTTTTCTACCGTCTTGGGTTTATATACATCTTCAGCTGGAAGATTGTCAATTGCAAAAGAATTATCGATACTGTAACTAGTTGAATCACCGGGCATTGTATTAAAAGATTGGTAGTTTGTACCCGCTACAATTCTATTTTTAACGTGGGTTTGCTTCTTTTCTTTCTGAATTCTTCGGATGAATGCGTAGTAAATGATTTGTGTAAAATATGCGAAAGGATTCGATGACTTTTCTGGATTGAAATTAGAACAATATTGCAAGCAGTTTTCAATACCGTCAGAAATCATATCATCTTTATATGTGTAATTTATAAAATTAGGTCTATATGATAGATGTTGTGCAATCTTTAGAAAACACTCACCTATATAATTCGTAACAGGTGGAATACGTTCATCGGCTTCCTCGGCATTTTTACATTTTTCTTTCCACTCGATCATTGCCTGTAGAAACGCTTTGTTGTCAACGTAGTGTTCGCCTTTTGCTTTCGCCATGGGTAATCTCCTTAATCTTTACCTACTATACTACATTAGTAAGATAAAGTCAAGGGTCAATATAATTTTAAAGACCCTTGACTATACCATAAAATGGTGTTATATTAAGCTTGTCCCTTGGTTATAGAACTACATTAATGAATTGATTTATTGTCTGTTTCTAATTCATCTAATAGTTCATCATACATATCATCGTCTTTAAAGTTATCTTCTATAGAAATTTCCTCTCTATCTTCTAGTTTATATATTACACCCTCATAAAAGATACTTAGGCCTGGAGAAGCGGGTAACATAATAATAACATGTTTAGGATCGATTTCGAAACTTTTTTGTTCCGTAAAGGGTTGTACCCATCGTGATAGCTCTAGAGATTCTGTCATACCTGTTCGAGTCTCTTTTCGCTGAACATTCATTAGTAATGGCCTTGAAATTTCATACTTTCCATCATCCTCGGATAATTCGCAAATAATGCTTTCACCACTAATGAGTTTTAAGATTTTGTATGTATCTGATATCATCTTAGTCTTACCTTTGTAATTTCATAGTTGAATTGTTCTGTGTTATATATATTTATGCGTTCTTGAAAGTGATTAAGTGTAAAGTTACTTTGTTTTCTAAAAGTCATGTCATCTGCAATATCGAATATTAAAACGGAATCTTTATTATCACTAGTACGCAGCCCTCTTCCAATACTTTGTAACACTCTAATTCTGGATTTACTAGGACTTGCGAGCACGATGTTGTGAATGTTACGAATATTAATACCAGTACTAAAAGTTCCATACGAGGCAATAGTGATAGAGTTTGTTTCGCCCTCAACAATAGCTCGTATATCTTCTCTTTCTGTGGTACTTGTTTTACCATAGATAAAAAATACCTTTCGTAACCTATCATCAAAGAATCCTTCTGACTGAGATTTTTTGACTGCTTCGTGTAGCGGCTTACCGTGCTTCTCAACTAATTGGTATAGACATAATGTATTGCCTGGTAAATGTATAAGTAAATCTGAAATAAATTTATTCCTATTTTCATTTTCGCCTAGGAATTGCAATTCATCTGCATATGACATTCTTTCTCTTATGTTACTATGTTTTAGAATTATACATTTAATTTTAAGATCAGCTAATGTCTTTTGTTTAATTAACTCCTTTGTAGTTGTTACTTTTTCAACAGGACCGAATAGACCTTCTAAAACAAGTCTATGCGTCTGTGTCCCATCTAGGGTGCCTGTAAGACCGAATCTGTACTTACATAGGTGTAACTTGGTCATAATCCCTGTTAGTGATTTAGCCTTAAACATATGCGCTTCATCACCAATCACACATCCAAACACTTCAAAATATTTCTTTGGCATTTTATATAAAGATTGCCAAGTTGATATTACAACATCTTTAGTTACTTTTCTGTCATGTCCTTGATACACCTTTTGACAATATGTACCAGAGCTCCAACCATAATCTTCAAAATCCTTATACATCTGTTCCACTAATGAAGTGGTTGGAACAAGTATCAGAGTTTTTAATCCCATCATATGATAATAACGAACTAATGCATATATTATTAATGACTTACCAGAAGCAGTAGGAGAAACAAGAAGAGCACGATTTCTGGCAATTGCATGATATACTGCATCAATTTGATAATCACGCACATTGAGTGATTTCCCTTGTGATTTTGGTTTGAGGCTTTTGATGAAACCTCTAACAACCTGACGTACAACATTCCGCTCATCTTCAACTCCTTCCTCTAATATATAGTCAATTTCATTCCTTTGACAAAAACTTTTTATATATTCAAGTAATCCGACATATATCTCACCTGTAGCTGGTGAGAATAAACGAATCTTTCCATCCCATATACGATTACGAAAGGTGGGCATAAATTTAGCGCCGGGAACTTCAAATGTAAAGAACTCTGTAAGTTCTTGTTTTGTTGATGGTTCTAGATTTTTTAAAACTAAATATACTTCATTCTTTTTAGATATGTGCATTTTGTAATGTACCTTGCTTACCATAATTACCTCTTAGTAAAATATTCCAAGAGACACTAATACGATATTCTTTTGTTGGTGGCACCCAATGTTGCAACCATGATGGGAAAATATATCCAGAACCTTCTACAGAATCAAACTGAATCATGCTAGAGTTATGCCAATTTGGTGTGTTTCTTGGTTGTAATACATTTGCTGCAGGCCTTGGATCAAAAAATTGTATGGGTGCAGTTTTACCAGCCTTTAAATAATATACACCAGAAAGAAAATTATTTGAATGAGTATGGGGTGGATGAGATTCACCGATGTTAAGTTTATTTGCCCACATATTTGTTATTTCTATTTTATCATATTGATATTGTTGTTTCTCTAAAACTTTAGTTGTAGCCTCAAATATACCATTCACTAAAGGTTTAAAATTATTTTCACGAAATAATTGATCTGGCAAATCTGACGGTAAGTTAACAATTTCAATAATAGGTTCATGATTTATCTCTAAATAAAATTGACTTATTGCTGTCGGAAAACAATCAAAAGATTTTACATCAACCATGTTACAATACTCCAACGTGTTCCCTTAGTAACTATTTTTGCCTCATGAGGAAACATAAAGTTGGATGGAAATATAATTGCAGACCCTCTACTTGGACAAAACTTTTTATCTGCTACATAAAACTCGCCACCTTCATAATCATCATTAAGATATAGTAGTGCAGAAACTTGAGGATAACCATACTGTTGGCCGTGACTATGATGAATATTATCTATATGACTTGACATAAACCCGCCTTCACTATATCGGTTTATTCTAAAATCTGTGGTGTGTTGTACACTAAATCTATCAAACTCTTCTGAATATCTTTTTATAACTCTACTGAAGCCTCCACGAATAACAGGGTAGAGAACACTATTCTTTCTCACCCAGAACTCATCCATACAAACTCGTTCATTGGATGCGACTTTACCTTCTTTATTTGAGAATGGAGATGAAACAAATACTGTTTCTGTGCAATGTAGCACTTCCTTACATTGACTTTCAGAAAGAATATTCTCATAATATTTTATATAACTATTCACATTCATTATATCATTCCTGCTTCAAACTTCTTCCACTCAATTGAGTTTTTTATATCCCATCCACGATTGTCTATAGATTTTATTACACCCTTGCAATAGTCTACACATGAATCGTAATAGCCAATTTTATTTTGAAGTTTAAGAATCTCATCATCGGATTGGATATACATTGCAAGGTCTGTTTTCATAACCTTGATATCAAATGGTTTTGCAGCATACACCTTTGCATCAGATTTACCACCATAGTATTCCCATTTTTGGCGATACATCTGTTGGTGATCTGTTTTTGCTCTTATTAGTAAGAGTTCAAAGTCAGCTTTAAAGTCTAACCACTTTTGTTTTATGTGTTGATTTTTAAATGATTCTTGATCAATGTGTTCATAATCAGTTACAGGTAGGTCTTCTTTTGACATTTTTTTTAACATATCTAAATTCATATTTACTCCATAATAAAAAAAGTGAGCAGTTTGATGTCTCTTATATAATATATTGACACTAGTGAGCCGCAGCGAGTCTTCACTAGGAATTAAGTCTAAAGATTTGATAATTTGTTAAGCGTATCAAATCTGCTCATTTTTATTTATAAAGATTTAATATCGTAGATTTGGTAAGCAAATTCAGCTGATGCAGTCATGTATTCAACATCTGTTGCAGATTGAGTAAAGTCTAACGCACTTAATGATATTGGAAATATATTTTCAAACACAACTTCAACAATAGGATTATTTTTATTTGATAATATCATAAGAAACGCATCTGAATATAAAGCTTTATCTGGAACTGTTCCACCAACTATATCAGTTGCCGGGGTAGTTCCTCCAGCTGGAGAATTTGAAGTGACATCTCTAAATGTACGAAATTCTTCTCTACTTGATGGAAAACCAATCCCTTTCATCCAATCATGAAGAGACTTATAATTTTCCAAATACTCATCAACAATAAAAGTAATACTTAAATTCTCATATGTTAATTTATCCCCAATGATAGGAATGTCTTTGAATGGTGTAGGTAATGTTCCAGCATCAGCACTAATGCCAGGAAGATTAGCACCAACAGTAAAGAATTCTACCTTTGGTAGTTGATTGATACCAAACCTAAATTGTGTTGGACTTGCATAGTCTAACTTTTCTGGTTGACGTGATAGTGGTGATTGTGCAGTTGTCATACATCTATTTATAATAAAAAAAAGGGGAGAGCAAAAGCTCTCCCCTTTTAAAGTCTATTAGACCCCTTATTTTACATAAGGTTAGCGACTTTAACACGACGATACCAAGCATTGGTGTTCGCATCCAGTGAAGCATCGGCGTTAACCGTGTCAGCGGCAGCAACCGCACCCGCAGCAGCGAATGGGTTAGCAGCAAGACCATAACGAGTCTTGAAACCAATCTTAGGCTGGAAGGAATTCTCACCTACCGCACGAACCATCTGAAGAGGAACGTATGGGCAGTAGAAGAAACCAGCGTCGTAAGGCGAAGTGCCCTTATAACCAACAACATAGTACTGCGAAGCAGCAACATTGGCAGAATAAGGATCAACATAAACCTTGTAACGACCATTCATCACACCAGCAAATGTGGTAGACGAATCATCAACATTGAGGTTGTTGTTAAGCGCAGGCGTGTAATCAAGAACACCAGCCATCTGAAGTGCAGATGCAACATCAGCGGAGCAGATGACCATATTACCTTTACCACGGCGAGTCTGTTGACCAATAGCATTGGCATCACGTTCGATTGCGAACATAAGACCTTTGAATTTCTCAACCGACCAACGACCATTGGAATCTGTATCCAAGTCGAAGATACCAGCAGTAGTTGTGTTAACCTGAGCACCCTTAACAGCAGTAACATACAACGAGCGAATAACTTCGCGGTTGATTTCAGCAAGGATTTCCGAAGAAAGAATGTTGCTGAGTTCTGTTTCGGCATCCAAACCGTGGATTGCCTTCAAGTCCTGTGCAAGTTCCATTGTGTACTCAGCTTTGAGCGCACGGGAAACGGCCGTAACCGTAGACTTTTCAATACTGAAAGCCATCTGAGCAAAAGAGTTATTCGCACTATCGCCAAGCGCTTCACCCTGAGAAGTTGTCATACCAGTGGCACTTACATAAGTACCAGCGGAAGGACTGTCATTAAGAACAGCAGGATTAGTTTCTGTGGCACCAACATCTCCACCACCGATTGTACCGGCAGCATTTTGGTTGGATGTATCAGGAAATGCTTCATCAACGAGGGCTTCTGCACCATCTTGAGAGGCGAGCGAGGAACGCATCGCAAAGATCAAGCCCGTTGGGCCTGTCATTGGCTGCACACCACAAACGTCATATGCAATCAAGTTAGGCATCGCACGACGAACTAATGAGATCAAAATTGGGTCCCATGTATCCATCTGCCCACCACCCATGCTGTTGACTGGCGCTGTCTCTGTAAGGAAACCACGATCCTCACGCATTGCTTTTTCTTGGTTCTCTAAGATGAGAGTAGTAACTGCCCGC